TATAGCTAACGGAGGATGTGACTTCGCTGCAACTTCTTCTGTAACTTTAACAGAAAGAATTATCGAGCCAGAAACATTCCAAGTAAACTTAGAATTATGTAAAGCTGATTTCCGTTCAGATTGGGAAGCAGTATCTATGGGATATTCTGCATTTGATTCATTACCTAAAACTTTCCAAGACTACTTATTAGCTCACGTTGTAGCTAAAGTAGCTGAAAAGAATGAGCAAAACATCTGGAGAGGTGTTAACGCTAACGCTGGAGAGTTTGACGGATTTACTGTACTAGCTGCTGCTGATGCTGACGTTATTGACGTTGCTGCTGCAACAGTAACTTCTGCTAACGTTATCGCTCAATTAGGAGCTATCGTTGATGCAATTCCTTCTTCATTATACGGAAAAGAAGACTTATACTTATATGTATCACAAAACATCGCTAGAGCTTATGTAAGAGCTTTAGGTGGATTTGCTTCTAACTTAGGTGGAGCTGGAACAATGAACGAAGGTACTCAATGGTACAACGGAGGAGAATTATCTTTCGATGGCGTAAGAATCTTTGTTGCTAATGGATTAGCTGACAACACTGCAATGGCTGCTGAAAAGTCTAACTTATATTTCGGTACAGGTTTATTATCTGACCACAATGAAGTAAAAGTTATCGATATGGCTGACATTGACGGAAGTCAAAACGTAAGAATAGTAATGAGATTTACTGCTGGCGTACAATACGGTATCGGTGCTGACATCGTTCTTTATTCTTAATATAAATTAATACTAACATATAAAAGGGGTAGGTGGGATATTCTACCTACCCTTTTTTATTAAAAAACATATAAAAAATGGCTTGTGATTTATCAAAAGGGAGACTAGAAGCGTGTAAAGAGTCCGTAGGTGGAATTAAAAATCTTTACATTGCTAATTACTCAGACGCTATGTACGCTGGTATGGCTGACGCTGCTTCTGTTGCACCATCTGGTGCTGCATTTGACGGAACGGTAGCAACTTTAACTGCTGGTGTAGACGTGCACAAATTCGAACTAAGAGGAGACAATAATACCTTTGAAGAAACTAATGAAAATTCTAGAGATAACGGAACTTCATTCTGGACTCAATCAGGTGCTTTTGTACTTAAGGCTCAAAATGCCGAAACAATGATGCAATTAAAATTATTGTCTTACGGTAGACCTCATATAATCATTGAAGATTATAATGGGAAATTTAGAATTGCTGGAGGGCAAAATGGATGTGAAGTTTCTGTTAACACTTCTACAGGAGGTGCAATGGGAGACTTAAACGGATATAATATTACTTTCGAAGGAAAAGAAGTATTACCATCTTTATTTGTACTAAGCACACTAGTTGGTGTAGGTGTAACAGCAGGATTCGATGTACAAACAACGAATATGAGTAACGAATAATAATATTGTTTATTATTGGTAAAAATAGGGTAGGCATTAGCTTACCCTTTTTTATTATAAAACAAAAAATAAAAATATCGTTATCATAATATGATAATAACAAATAATGATAGTGCACAGACGTTTAACATCATTCCTAGAAGTACTTCGGTAACGTATACTACTCTAGGTAATGGAACTGTTGTTGCATCTGCTGGTTCTTTAACAATATCGTTTTTAGAAGAAAGTACAAATGATACTTTTAGCTTTACTAACGATGAAAGTACTAAGTATGATAATTATTTGGCATTTCAAGTGAGCACATCAAATAAACTAAGAACAAGTTTTGATTATTTTATTACTATATTCAATACTTCAACAAATAAATTAGTTTACAGAGATAAAGTATCTGTTCTGCCAGATGCTAGTGTTCCTTATAATAACGAAGGAATATATTCTATAAGTGATTCAGATTACACAGAATATGCAGAGCCTTCTAACGAATATGTGATATTAGATGACTAACAAGAACAATTCTATAAGAGTAGTAAACTTATCTGGTTATGAAACACCAGAGGTTAAGGAAGTGTATGGTAAAGATTGGGTTTCTTATGGAGAAAACAATGATTACTTTGATAGCCTTATAGAGAAATACTTAGGCTCTCCGACAAACAGTAGATGTATTAACGGTATTGTTGATATGATTTACGGTAGAGGTATAGAAGCTACAGATAGCGAGGAATTTCCTGAGATGTATGCTAAATTTAAATTATTAGTTAGACCAAGAGAAATAAAGAGAGTCTCTAATGATTATAAGATGCTAGGGCAAGCTGCTATGCAAGTAGTATATAACAAAGCTAAGACTAAAATCATTAAGATATTACATTTCCCTATGGAAACTCTAAGAGCTGAGAAATGTGATGCTAAAGGTGTTATTAGAGCTTATTATTATCATCCTAAGTGGGTAGATATAAAGCCTAGTGATAATCCTAAGAGAATACCTACATTTGGTAACGGTAAAAAGAGTGAAACAGTAGAGTTATATATATTCAAGCCATATAGAAGTGGATTTTATTATTATGCTCCTGTTGATTATCATGGATGTTTACAATACTGTTCTTTAGAAGAAGAAGTAAGTAATTATCACATAAATAACATAAAGCAAGGTTTACAGCCTTCTTTATTAATCAACTTTAACAATGGAGTACCTAATGAGGAGACTCAAGAGTTAATTGAAAGAAAAATATACGACAAGTTTAGTGGAACGTCTAATGCAGGTAAATTTATACTAGCATTTAACGAGTCTATAGAAACTAAAGCAGATATTGACCCTATACATTTACCAGATGCTCACGCTCAGTATCAGTTCTTATCTGATGAGAGTAGAGAGAAGATAATGTTAGGTCACGGTATTGTATCTCCTATATTACTAGGGATAAAAGATAATACAGGATTTGGTAATAATGCAGAAGAGCTTAGAACTGCTTCTGTACTTATGGATAACATAGTTATTAGACCATTCCAAGAAGAGATTATAGAAGGTTTAGAAGATATGCTAAACTTTAACAAGATATACTTAAATCTTTACTTTATTACTCTACAACCAATAGAATTCACACAACTAGATAATATATCTACTAAAGTGAAGAGAGAAGAGGAAACAGGAGAGAAAATAAGCTCAAAGACTACTTTCAACGCTAAACTAAAGAAAATAGATGGAGTTGAGGTTTTTGAGACTATTAAAGAAGCAGAAGATAAAGCGTTAGAACAGGGATGTAAAGGATATCACGAACACGAAATGGACGGTAAAGTATGGTATATGCCTTGCGAGTCTCACGATAGTGCTGTTTCGTTAAAAGAAAATAATGACTTTAGTGATGAGGACGGAGATGACCTTTTAAGCCAATTAGAGCCTCTAGGAGAGCGTATCTCGGATGATTGGGAGTTAATACACTCAGAAGCTGTAAAAGACTCGGAAAAGGACTTTAATTTAGCTAATTTAGCTGAAGCTAATCCAAACAAGGATTCTAAGCAAGATAAAGGCATCTTTAAAGTAAGATATGCTTATATGCCAAACAGAAAGTCTCCTAACAGTAGAGACTTCTGTAAAAAGATGGAATTATTTACTGATAGAAATGTAGTATTCCGTAAGGAAGATATAGGTCTTATGAGTTTTCAAGGTGTAAACAGAAAGTTAGGACATAAAGGTAATAACTATTCTCTGTTTAAATTTAAGGGAGGAAAGAATTGTCAACATTTCTGGGAGTTAAGAGTATATAAGAAGAGAGTATCTCCTGAAACTGATGTAGACAAGAGTGAAGCATTGAAAGATGGATTTGTTGAACCGATAAACCCTTCAGAGGTATCTACTAGACCAGCAGATATGGCTAACGGAGGAGCATATCCAAATATTTAATATTATGTCAAAAGCATTATTTATAAGCGTACTAGATTTAAAGAAGAGGTCTATCTTAGATGGTAACCTAGATTCTGACAAGGTAATTCAGTTTATTGAAGTAGCTCAAGATACGCATATACAAAATTATTTAGGAGGAAAGTTATATCAGAAATTACAAGATATTATTATAGCAGGTACAGTAGACCAGCCAGCTAATTCTAATTATAAATTATTATTAAATACTTATATCAAGCCAATGCTTATATGGTATGCACAAAGTAACTTTTTACCTTTTGCTATGTATCAGATAAGTAACGGAGGAGTATTTAAACATAGAAGTGAGAACTCAGATACGGTTACTTACGATGAAATGGCTATGTTAATAAATAGAGTATCGGAAACTGCTGATTTCTATACAAGAAGGTTTTTAGATTATATGTCTTATAACAGTACATTATATCCAGAATATACTTCTAATAGTAATGATGACATGTATCCAGACAAAGATGTTAACTTTCATGGATGGGTTTTATAATATGATAATAAGAATGTATAAGCCTAAAAAGGTAAATGTTGAGAAACTAAAGAAGTATTTAAAGAAACAGGAAAAAAATGTGGACACAAACGAACACACTAGACATAGAAATAAATTATAACTATAAAACAAAGAAGTAATGGATACTGGAACTTGGGGATTATATTACAATTATACTTGGTGGGGAAACGCTATACAAACAGCACCTTCAGTTATTGGTAAACCAGACTTTTTTGGTAGTCAATTTGAAATGCTTACTAGCCAACAACCTAATCAAGTTGTTAATGGAGATTTTGCAACAGATAGCGATTGGTTTAAATCAAGTTTTTGGACAATAAGCGGAGGCACGGCATCAATGCCGTCTACCTCTTCCTATTTGCCTTTATATCAAAATGATGTAACTATTGCGGGCAAAACTTATGTGTTGAATTTTGATATAGTTTCAATTACTGGAATCATTAAAGCAACCTCACTAAATAACGGAGCAGCGGGTGGTGAAATCATCCTTGGTGAATACTCAACGATTGGAAATAAAAAAATTACTTTTACAACACAATCGGGCGGAGAATCAATAGCGTTTGCGAGAGTTGTTGGGAATACCGCATCTTGCACCATAGACAATGTATCAGTACAAATAGTAAGAGCAGACAACGTAGAAGCAGTTAAGTGTATCGCTGATTGGATTCACGAAACACAAATATTAGACGTATAAAAAATTAAGACAATGGCAAAACCAAAATTAGCAT